GTGATTCATTTTGATGTACTCCGAAAAGATGTAAGGGATAAGGATTTCTTTTAAACCTCCATACCTATACGTTTTTCCGTTGTATTCATAAGTGAATCCCTCACGTAGCTTTAGCCATTTGTTGTCTGTAACCTTGGTCCAGTTTGCGCCCTCCACAGGTGTTACACCCTGATTGTCGGCCAACGCTGTCCATACACTACCACCATAGGAAACTTGATTTCCAATAAGGTAAGATGTCGTAGCGACCCACAAAGCAGGCAGCCCAGCCAATGCGTCAACAAAGTCTTTGTAGAACTTAGATCCAAATACAACCCCCAGAATATACGCCTCGCGCTCATCGATAAATGCGATGAACGTGCCAGGTCCCAGTAAGATATTTGGTATCAAATACCGGGAATTAGCTACAGCAAAATCTGAGGGTTGTACGATTGCCATTGGGAATACTTTGTTTACCTGGAGAGTACTTTCGCGGTAAAACTGGCCGACATGGTACCGGTTCCAGTCCAACTCACTCGATAGTAGAGGAAAGGATTTCCGTTCAGTCGCCAGTGATACACGTTACTTGCATCCGTTGCCGTCACTGTTGCCAGTGCGGTTTGTGTTTCCGCGGTGTTTAACGCCTTGAAGTTGGTACCGTCGAGGCTACCCATAAGGGAAATAGTGCCGCCTACAGTGCCGGATATTTTCGTGACGTTAACTTGAATTGTGGTTGTCTCCTTAGCTCCGGCCAGCCGTGGACTTGTTAGGTACACAGTTCCGGTGTTTGTGACAGTATCGGAATTCAGATTGTAAACACTCTTCAGGTTTTCTTGAGCACTGGCGCATACCACTATGGTAAGAATCGCCAGTGATAACAATAACTTTTTCATGCTTTCTTTATTTCAGTTTTTCTGTTTATTGAAGCTGATTAAGGAGTGGTTATTGCTGCTATTGCTGCTGCAACGTCAGGCACTTCTACGAAAGCATCTTCATCGACTGTGCGAATCACTTGTGCAAGTGCCTGCTCAGCGCGAATAGTCCATTGGTTTTTAATGAACTGATCGTTGATGAATCCCATTTCAACAGTGTAGGCTTCTTCCTCGTATACTTTTGCATAGCGGAAGTCTCCCAATAGGGCTGTGTTAGCGGCCATTCCTGGAACGACAATGATTTCAATACCGTCAACATTACGTCCATCGGGACTCACAAAATGAGGTGTGGCATAGTGTTGATCAGATCCTTTCGTACGCATAGCTTGAAGAGCTAATCCGGGCGGAACAAGAAGAGCTTGCGGCAAATACTTGCTTTGCTTACCTGTACCGGCGCTGCCATTAGTGATATACACCTTCAGAGCTGCGATAAGGTCGTACAAGTTTGCTGCTGGCACTGTTCCGGTTTGAGTAACCAAATCAGCCGTAACCAAATCAGGGGCGCTCGTTAGGAGGCCTTTTAAGTTCGGAGCCACACCGCTACCAGTGAGCAACTGTTCATCGATTTTCATCGCAACGTTTAGGCGCAACAGTGTATCGATTTCACCGCGAACAAATCCCAACCTTCTCCATGCTTGGCGGGTCACTGGAATTGAATCAGCGATATATTGAAACGCCATAGTGCGCTCAATCCAGCTTATCGCCGACTCCGGTTTTGTACCTGATTCTGCAACGGGTGCAGCACCACGGGTGATTGCATTCTGATCCATGTAACGGATAACACCACCGCTTTCTCCTACTTCTTGTTCAGACAGAGTGATCACAGAACCGAGCCTACGAAGAACATCCATCAGTGTTAACCCGCGTGTTGGTAGTTGCCCAATACCCGGGATACGATATCCCATTGTGCTGTTCGTCACTGCGGTGCTTTCAAGTAAAGTCTTATTAACTTTAAGTTTCACCGGAGCGTTCTCAGCTTTCTTGATTTCTTCAGCATTCTTGGTGATGAACTCATCGAGGCTTTCAAACTTAGGTTTGGCACCATCAAGAATTTTCTTCAACTCGATGCCCTGATCTTCAACGGCTTTCGTAAGGACTTTGATAACGTCCTCCTTCAAGCCGACTGTTTCCAGTTTTTTGTTGAGATCCTCAAGCGTCAGCAAGCCTTTCGTTGCCGCCTTCACTTCTTTTTCAACGCTCTCTTTGATGGCTTGGCCGTTCTTTTCGGCGATGCCATCCATGAGGGCTTTTAGTTCTTTTTCATCCATAAGGATTTTAGATTTTTGGTTGATACATTTTTACTAGTTCAGAAGCCTTTGGAATGGTTTTCACCGGTTCAGGAGTGCCCTTCGGCGGCTCGCTCTTGGCCTCAACGGAGAAGGTAGGCGTAGCGAAGTTCGAACCTTTCACTACGGCACTGCCTTCAATATTTTTAGCTTGGGTTATTGCCCAGAAATAGCCATTATCAAGAGCATCCTCTTTGTTGGCTATCTCAGAAAAATATTTACCCCATGCTGCAAAGTCTTCTTCATAACGCTCATCGTTCAAAGCAAATGTCAATGCAACGTATCGCATACCCACAGAGTGTTGTTTTACTTTACCTCTTCGGTACTTGTCGAACATTTCATTCTCTTTAGCTATCGCTCCCATATCATCCTTGTCGATGATAGAATCATAGATCAGAGCTTGCGTATTGCCTTCATAATTATAACCCAGCTCGTGCCAAGTCATTTGTTTGGTGAATACTTTCACGTTATCTGAAATGATTCCACCAAATGTGAAATTGTGCTGATCAACTAAGTAATTGTCTTTGGCCTCCTTAATGGACTTGTTCCAAAGCTGATCAATGTGCACATCGGCATGAGAGTCAAATAGCTTGGTTGTATTGACGATCGAGCGAACTTTGATTTTGGTAACAGTGGCGGGAATAAGATCAGCCTTGGTAACAACAGTCTTATCATCATCCAGAATAAAACTGATGTTGCCACTGAAAGCATCAGCGTGTTTGATCGTACTCTTCTTCTGTGCGATGAGTAGCGATTTGTTGCTGACAAGCCAATCATGCAACTTGACTTTGTCGGCGAATTCTGGAATGGTTAACATATCCGTTATTATTTATTGACTACCTTCTTGTCAAATACCAGTCGGTTGCGATCCTCCTTAGCTGCTTTAATCATCTTCTGAAACCCTGAGTCTTTGACTTTGGTATCAGGCTGCGTTTGTTCTTTTTTCTTTGCCATAATTTTTTTATGCGGTTTCTTCTTCTAAAACTTCCTCTTCGACTTCTTCGTCCTCTTCAGTTGGTTTGACTTCCGTAGGCTCGCCCAGCAGCTTTTCTGCATCTTTATCGCTGAAGCCATAAACTATAGTGAGCATCGACAGTGCTGATTCGCGCGTCGTGGTTCCTTGTGATACGCTTGCTTGAATGGAAAGTATTCCCTGAACACCTCCAACGCTGCCCCTGAGTGCTGCCTGTGCAGCACGTGTTTCTGTATCTTGTTTGCTTTCGTCAGGCTTTTCTACCGGAATACGCTTACCTGTACCAATGCCGTGCTTGAAAATCTCTTCGCGGTACTCGTCTTCGGTGATCATGCGATCGGCGAGGAGGGCCGATAGATTGGCAATAATAGCCTTTACTTTTTCGGCCTTGATCTTAATATCATCCTGGAAAATTTCAAGGTGAGTATAGTCGAGGATTATTTTCTTTGATCCGTCTGGATAAATTTTTGCAGACAGTCCGTTTGTCCAAGCTGCTGCTTCAGGGATAATGGTATCAACGTACAGTCCTTTACGGGCTTGTCGCTGATTCTCGTATGTCGTACCATCTGGACGGGCGAACAATTCCGCAGGCGTGCCGTAGGCGTCCTGGATTTTTCGAAAATCCTCTTCTGTTTCATCGAACAAACCTAAATCCTTCGGCCTAAAGTTCCCAGCTTGTTCCCAACGTATATTACGAGGAGAGATAATAAATTGACGTTGGCCACGGAGAGTACCATAATTCTGCCGGAACGCTTCTTGAAGTTCTTCCTTATCTTCTGTCCCTAACGGAATCATGCCTACACTATCTTTGTCACCTGGCACCCATGCGCCGTTCGCTCCTCTCTCTTCAAGCACAACGCCCCTTGATTCGTAGGCAGCACGAATGTTGTTTATTGGAGCGTGCAGCGCTTCAAGTTTAGATTGACCTTTAAGTAGATGCTTGTCGGTAGGGGATCTTAATTCGATCCGGTTGTCATTGAAATGGATGATTGCCTTTTGATCAAGATCCTTCTCACTGCCATTCTCATCACGGTAGAAATACCGTATTAGATTTGGATGATTATCGTTGGCGAAAAAAAAGAATGGGGTCTTCTCATTATACTCAATTCCTACCAAGTTTGCTGGGATGGTATAAAGCGCTTTAATCCTGTCAGGGGAAAAGTCAAACCCAAACGGCACGTTGAAGTACAGAACTTCGTCCCCAAACACTTCATGCCCAACCTTCGTTTGGTGCATAAACTCACCTTTAGCCTGAAACCAATTCGGATTGTTTAAAAGTTTTAGAATTGGCTCATCGGGGAATTCTTTATCTGCTTTCTTAGCATCGACAACTTTAAAAAGACCGTTGCTGAAGGCATTACCCTTCATGTTGATTACTGCATTGACCTCTGGAACACAATTAAACGATTCGAGGTATTCGCGTTTCTTCCATGTGTCCTGCTTGTTGGAATAAAAGATGTAGGAATAAGAGCCATCGCCAGACCATCGCTTAGGCCCGACCCATAGATTGTGAAGAATCGGCGGAATCCAATCTCTGAGTTTCAACGCATGCTTAAAATAATCGTGAAAGCAATTTCTTTGCAAATGATATAATAAATAATTGGCAAAGCAATTATTAGTACAACAATTATTTTTTAACTTCGTCCATCGTTCAATTGATGTGAGGTTTCATTTACTAAAAAAGGGTAGCTATGCACGCTGCCCTTTTTTATAACCTATTCATGATCGCCGAAATCCTTAGCGCATCAAAAGCGTGATTCTTATCATCGACCGGTAGATCTGTCATTACTTTAATACCCCCGACCTTGGCCTCGGCTTTCCGGTAGCCTTGCTGTTCTGTTCTCCACTCGGGGCATTCAATTAGATTCAGATTGTATTTATGAAGTATCGCAATGCCATCAATGATGGATCCAGGGTAGGAGTTGGCGGCATATACTTTTAGACCGGCTTTCCTGCAATCGGTGATCATCGTACGTCCTCCGTATTCCCCGGAAGGGTCAGCCCAACAGTTATAGTTTTCTGTTGGCAAGTGTTTCTTTAGGAGAGGTATCAGGATATCGCTGGAAGGTGTGGGCTGATAGAACATGATTTGCGCATAAATTTCCTTTCCGATAACGCCAAATTTGACAAGGGTAGAAGGTGATTCGCTGTAACCAAAGTCTAAACCCCAATAGATCTTTTCGATGTTATTCGGGAATTCATTCACCCAATTGACCTTTGGAAATATCAGGCCTTCAGGTGCAGTGCGTTCACCTTCTCCAAACACTGACCAGTTATAAGGATCTGCTGTTCCGAGCTTTTCGTTTTGCTTGCAGCGTTCAAGTTCTATTAGGTCCGGGATTGGGAACCCGTCAGGATTGAGCTTTGTGTTATAGGCTTTTGCTTTTTGGATGGCAACGATCCGGTTTTGATCGATCTTATCTTTCGATCCGTAAAACATTGCAATTTTTGTGGCTGCAACCGGCTGATAACTTTCGATCTTGTTACGCTCGTTGTCTGAAATATATGGGTTGTCGCGATAGGTAGTCTTTAAGAATCCCACGTCTGGCCTAGTGCATACAGAGTCATAGATGTAGTGCTGTGAATATTTCGGGTTGTAATCGTACCACCAAAATTTACGGCAGCGCATTTCACTTTGATCAAGGGCCCTCTTGGAAATGTTCAGTGCCTCATTAGCAAAGAAGTAATCACAGCCCACACCTTCCAGGACAGTTTCAGAATCGCAGCCTAATAGGTTGATAGTATTACCGAATAATTTGAATGATTTTACTTCTTGCTTGAATGCGAAAGGCGACTTGATGCCGAACATCGGCAAGCGTCGATTGAAGTCCTCGTATAGTGTTGTTTTAAAACTGTTATAAGTTTCTTTCAGGATGTTGATGGTCGCGCTCGTCTCGATCTTTGAGCACAGCCAAACGATGAAATCAATTCCGCTCCAAGTTTTGGCACTTCGAGAGCTGCCTTCCAATACTGCCCCTTTCTTTCTGGATTGAAAGCATTTTACAAGGTGCTTAAGATTCGGGTTGATCTGTCGGGGCATCGGATAGCTCCTCTGGAAATAGATCAGCCGTGGCTTTACGGCTGTCGTTCAGATTGACATCGGTAGTGTCTTTCAGACCAAGGTCACGGGCAATAATGTTGGCGTTAAAGAAGCCTGCAGCAGCACCGGAAAACTTCTGATCGTAGATAGTTTGCTCGATTTGTTCAAGGACCGTCGAAAAATCTTGCTGAGAGGTGGATTTAAATTGTCGAAAGTAGGCTAGTCCGCAATCAAGATAGAGGCATAACCCATGCAGAGTAAACGGTCTTTTCACTGGAACTTCCACCATCTCGATACTTGATCCGGCATTCATCCCATGAGAAACAGACATCGGCTTAACTTCAATGAATGGATTATTTTCACACCATTCAAAGTACTCGCACGCAGCTTCCCATAATAATTTGGGAGTAGCAAAAATCTTATCCCGTCCGTGCTTACTCCTTAACTTCCAAAATTGATTATTTTTTGGGGCGGCCATGATTTTGCTGATAACTTACATACGCGGATGTTGCCCTAATACGATCTTGTAATATGGCATTTCGAATCATAATTCTGATGGGAATGGTAGTTTCTAGCTGCGGCAAGTCGCGGCACGATGGTATTTTAGGGGGTACGATGTCACTGCAACTCATTACCATTTCTTTAAAGGAGAAGGAGGGTTTCATTTGACCTTTATCGACCAATACGTGTTCCACATCGGAGGCCCGATAGCTACTTCGAGGTACCATCCGTTCGCACCTAACCCTTCCCAGCCGCCATTATCAAATTTGAAAAGGTAAATATGAAACGTGCTGTACCCGAAAATACTCGGTAGTCTAAATCCGTATTGCTTTTGTTTGCTCACCATTTCTTTAAAGGACATCCGATCTTATTCTGCCTTGCCTTCAGCTCATTGATGCAAAAACACTTCGTACAAAACCCTACAGAATAGTATGTGCAGTTCCCGCATATTGTGAGTCTCACTTTAGCAATACCGTCCATTTCTCCTGTCGCGAGATTCTTTATTCCTTCGAGGATTGCACGAACCGGAAACACGTTTCTTTAAGCTTCTGGCGCAGGAGGTGTGCTTGAATCAGTTTCGGCGTCGAGACCTTGCAACTTCGCTAACGTCTGATCAACACGAGCTTCGAGCGTTGCCACCTGTTCGGCTGATAATCCACCTTCTGTACCTTGTCCGAGCTGCCCTTTGATGAAGTCAAGATCTTTTTTCACCTCATCAATAGTGGTATCGATTTGATCCTGCTTTGCAAGTAAGTCCTCTAATTTTCCCATGATTTTGTCCAATTTTTGATTAGTGATTCTGTCGTGATAATGATGATGGATTTCGAATAGTGCCATTTTTCTTCACGAGCTTTAGCGAATAAAGGTAGGAAAAAGCGGCAAAAATATTCCACGTGAAACGTTGATTTTCAGTGAGTTATGCCTAACTATATCTAATTATATCTAATCTATATAACCTTCATACTTGCCTTATCCCTTTCGATCATTTTGAGCCTTGCTTCCTCGCCTTGGTCACCGAAATAATGCTTAATTAAAGTCTTGACGTCTTTGCCGACGATGGCCGCGATTTCGGCAGGAGACAGACCCCAAAGTTTTGGCGCCAGGGTAATGAATGTTTTCCCGGCAATGTGAGAGGTAATGAGCTTGTGTTTGGGCTGCGTCTTGCTTAGCCTATGGCCAGCACGAGTGTAGTCGATGGCAACCTTTTCGTTTATTTTAGCCTTGTCGCATACGTGCTTTATCGATTCATTGACGGCTTGTTCTGAAATCTTCGGGGACCGGTATTCGTATTTCGAAAGTATGGCGCCGGCCGCGTTGATAATCGGGATCTGCACGAATCGGTCATTCTTCAGGAGCTTGATTTTGATCATGTCGCCTTGCGTGTTGGTAGGATTTAGTCGCTTTAAATCCGAGATCCGCAGGCCAGTGTAGCACCCGAGCAGAAACATGTCTTTTGATTTCTGCCATTCAATGTTGAATGAAACGTCTACGGCTTCCAACTGCTTTAGTTCTTCGAGTGTGAGCGAGATGACCGGCTTTTTGGATGACCGAAGTTTGATCTTGCTTACGTCGAAGTCCATCCACTTTAGAAACCAACGCAGATGCTTCATGCGCTTGCCGTGTGTGTTATCGGAAAGATTCTTTTTTTCCAAAAGGTACCGCTCGTAACCGCTGATGATTGTTTGATTCAATGCCATTCGTTCGAGGCTTCCGTAGCCCACAGATTTGAGATAAGCCGTGAAGGCATTGATGCTTTCCTTTACCGCTCGTTGGGTAGAAGCCCGGAACCGGAACAGCTCGTTATCAGTCCAGCGGTCGGCCAACTTAACAAGGGTTACTATGTCCTGTTTGGCTTTCTTATCCGCTTGAACTTGATTTTGCTGGCGCTGGGCAACCTCTTCCAAATAGGCAACCTTAACGGAAAACGGAGAGGCTATTCGATCATCCAGCTCGATTCTGGCAATGGTCTTTTTAACTCCTGCTTTGACCTTCTCGATGGCCTTGTAGATGTCACTGTTATGATTTTTCGGGGCCCGGTCCTTGTCGCTCCAATCCAGTGATTTAATTCTTTGGCCGGTGTAGATTAGTTCGGTTGTATTGCCATGGTACAAGGCGATGTAAATAGGGTGGGGGCCGTCGCCGCGACGCTTGAGGTAATATCGGAGTTTCATTGTGGTGCTTGGTGTACTGCATATTTAAAAAAATTTTGGCAATTAAAAATGCCCAGTGGTCCAAGCAGTGGTCCAAGTTTTTAGCACCCTAACGTGCCCTAATTGATCCGTAAAAAGCGATATTGCTTAGAAATAGCCTATGAGTGGATTTTATACGGTCCCGTCCGGACCGCAAGAAATCGCTACAGTAGCGAAATTTCGAAGGTTTTAAACTTTGTGGTCCAGGTAGTGGTCCAGATTTAAAAAATATTTTCTACCTTCGTTGTCTCGGATGTCATAACAGGTGATCATTTAAAAACCTCCAATGTGGTGATTGGAGGTTTTTCTTTTTTTGAACAATCGTTAGGGATTTGTAGTTTTGCACATTAGATATCCGCGATCCTGTGGCGTATGGCAGGACATGAGATACTCCAAGATCTAAGTGGGGCCCGGCAGTACCGGGCTTTCGCGTTTATAATCCGCAGATTTGATTTCGCTCAACCCTCTTTTCTTCCGCTGCATCGTACAACTCTTTGGCTGCTGCATAGTGTGCCTCTAGCACCGACGGTGCCGCGCTGGGCCCAGGATGTTGGTTTACTTTTGCCGCATAGGCATCCAGAGCCTTTTCGTGCTCTTCGGTGGCTTTCTGACAGGCTTCGTTCGAGCCCGGGTCGTCATCGGATGAGCATGCTGATAATGCGATTACCGCAACGAGTATTATTCTGATAACATGTTTCATATTTGTGGTGCATCTTTTAATCCAACAGTTCCCGGTATTTTGCAAGGACTTTATCTTGGTTCATGACAACCTCCTCGATCGTCTCAATCAAGTCTTCACGTTCCTTTGCTTTGTCGATCGATCGCCTTACGACAACCATCACAACAAGAGTGCTGATTAAGGCAAAGGCTATCGCGCTCCAGAATATGACTTCGACAATTTCCATAATGAATACCCGTAAACCAAATTGGTAACCATGTTCGTCCAGTTGTGGACGCCGAACATCATGCGCATTAAATCCATGTCCTGCTTTTGAGCAAATACCGCACAGAAATAGCAGATGAGATTCGTCATGGCACCGAACATCAAAGCTCCGTTGAAGTAAAAAATATCGTCGCTGATTTCCAGCGCCATCATTTTAAAATATGTAATCAATACTACCCCGATGATCAGAAGATTTAAGACCGTGAAGGAAAAACTATTAAACATCGTATACCCTGAAACGAACGATTCAGCGATAGCGACAATGGGTACCAGGTAAAAGATCTTCAGGTTCCTTTTTAGGATTTTACTGTACGCCACTCCGATGCATAGGGCAACGGCTGAGCTGTAGAAGTAAAACACGACCATGTTGTTTCCAAAGAGCGCGGCGAACGCTATGCTGACAATCTCAGATATGAGTGTAGCATAGATGAACCACACAAACATCTTTCCGTACTCAGGCAAGAACAAGAAATAAATGGTGCCGATAAAAGCCGGAACCAATACTGATGCAGATAAAAGTTGTACAGTGGTCATTTAGCAATATGGCGGACATGGATTTCCCACATCCAAAATCGTGCTCTCGCCGTCGATCACACGGTTGTTCTCATCCACAGGCATGAGCACCAACGTTGGTCCGGTGTCACCTGCAGCAAAATATATTTGCACTCCCACGCAGCCAGTTGTACTGATTAGCGCATGAAGCATTTCTTTATCGTAATAAATGGAGCGAACATGATCTTTTTTATCCTTATGGAAATTTTCGATCATGGTCATCGCTAGTTGCTTGGAGATGTTCTTACCTCCTTTTTTTTCAAAGGCCATATGGTTTAAGGTTTTTTGGTTAACATAAAAGCAAAATACTCTAATCGAATGAGTTCAGCCTTACGTTTATAAAATTCTTTTTTTTGCATGATATCTTTCTGAACTTCATTGACTGCGAGGTCTGCTTCTATTTGCCTTAAAAGATAACGATGTGATTTATCTTTGCGAATTTCATCGGAAATGTACTCAACTCCGAATTGCTCGGCGGCCGTCAGTTCTTTCATATAACGTTTCGTGCTTGGGCTTCAGCGATTAATATTATCAATTTTTGCCAAACACAGCCGTTTTCGGTGATAGTATAATTGTACTATTTATTGAGTCTGCTTTTCTTTCGTTAGCTTTTCTTCAAATTTTTCTAAAGCCTGCCGATAAGTAGCCAAAAGTCTGTCCTGTTCTTTTATAGTCTCTTCCATCGCGTCGATTTCTTGCTTCGCTTGAAACAGCTTTTGTTGATCATCCACACGCGCGCGTAAATCTTCTATGTTTTTTTCAAGATTTGAAATGTGCCTACGGAAATCTTCAGCATACTCCTCGCCAGCGGTTTTCTTTTGAGGCCTTAGAAGCGGACTGTCAGGTAAAAGGATTTCGCCTTTCTGGGTTTCCCACCAAACAGAATTTATGCCTAAATTCTGTAGAAATTTGGTGGTAGTCGCATCTTTCATTTCCCTGTTATCACCGTAGGCCTTTTCCAGAGTGGTTTTTAAGCCTGATCTATCCCCTAGAGCTTTAAGGGATAACTTGCTGATAGCCTTTAGCTTATCAATTTTCTCACAAAAATTCATAAATATTTCTGCCGAATTCTTTGTTTTTTCTGCCGAATTCTATTTACTTTGATCTACAATAATTCACAAAGTAACCTTATGGACGTCGAAGTTAATGAAAAAGAGCAAAAACGGAACACAGTATCGGTAACAATACCGGGTGTTCCGATGGCGGTGCATAATAAGATTAAGCTCTACCGTCGCAAGATCATGCTTGAGAGAAAAAAGGATTATGGCATGATGGCCGCTTATGCTGAGTTCCTAAAGGAGTACACTAAAAACCTTGCGCTATGATCTGGAGCCGTGGCATCGAAAACCTGAACGACAAGTTCTTAGCTCTACCCGCTGATGAGCGCAAATCCATCATTGACCAAATCATCAATGTGAATGGATTGAAGGCTCCGCGCCTGAAATCATGGAAAGTGATGGATCGTCAGAACTATGGCAAGCCAAACGCGGGGCAGAGAACATTTCAAATCAGCCTCTTCGAAGTTGTCGCTTCAAAGCACATGATGAACAAAGCAGCATAACCAACAACGCACCACCTATATGACACCAACCAAAGAATTTGAAAGAGAGATCAGAAGATCAGCGACCCTGCAAACGGTTATAATGGGCTTACAAGTATGCCTTACCGGACTAGTTGTCTGGGCCACCGTTTTTGTAGTTCAAAACTGGGTATAGCTATGAAGCTTGCAACATTCATCGTTTACTTACTTCTGATGATTGCAACGTTGTCGCTATGCCAGTGCAGTAAGCACTCAGCAATCTATCAACGGTCAAAGACGAGCAGGTAATATGCAAAAGGACTTGCGTACAGTTAAGAAGTTATCAGAGATCACCGGCGTATCGGAAAGTTTTATCCGGCACCTTCTGCAAAGCGGAGCGCTAACCGGGTACTATATCAATAGCGCTGTGCTGATAAGTCTTAACGAGTTTGAAGCTATCGCGATTCCAAAGAAAGTAATCACCAAAAGCACCACACAGATATGATCATCAAAGTCGAAAAAGGCAGAGAAGCCGACATCCTCGAATACCAATGCGCAGTCTTCGAATTAGAGTGCCACATGTTCACGATGGAGAACAATCCCCTTCTATTACAGGCTGAGGTACTTCACGCAGACGGTGGCGAACTTGATGCTGCAACTGCGTGGCTGCTGTGTAAAAGTGTCGATACAAGATTGGAACGTTTGGAAAACAAGACTGTCTTATGAGCAACCTCCTTACCGAATCCCTTCAAGCCTCCGTGGCTTTGGAGACAAACAAAAAACAACTGCTTAAGGCGGCGACATATCTCACGATCGCGCAACACGCTTTCTCAAGGTACGCCGAATGGAAAAGAAACTCAGAACGGTATAGCGAGGCGTGGCGTAGGCTTGAGGCTTGGACATTCATCAACACGCAGGAGCGCACAGAAAAACGTGCTGCCGATGCACTGGCCGCTTATCACCGATGCATGAACTCGTATCGCAAGATTCTATTCACGCTATTCACCAATAAAAATTAAATGCACCACCATGGAAAATCAATTGACAGTTAAATCACTTTTCAACCGGGACGATGTTAAAAGCAAGTTTCAGGAACTATTAGGCAAACGTGCTCCTTCATTCATCACATCGGTTCTTCAGATAGTTGCATCAAACAGTCTGCTATCAAAAGCAGATCCATCAAGCGTCTATCAAAGTGCCGCTGTGGCTGCTATCCTTGATCTGCCATTGAATAATAATCTCGGGTTTGCCTATATCGTGCCCTATAATGAAAGCTATAAAGACGCTGACGGCAATTGGAAAAAGAAGACGGTAGCGCAATTTCAATTAGGTTACAAAGGCTTCAAACAACTTGCCTTGCGTTCCGGCCAATTTTTGATTATCAACGCAACGGATGTACGCGATGGGGAAATAACAAAACATGATCGCCTTTCCGGCGAAATGGAATTCACCTGGATTCAGGATGAGGCAGATCGGGAAAAGCGAAAAGTAGTTGGGTACGTGTCATACTTCAAGCTTATCAACGGATACGCACAAACATTCTACATGAGCGTTGAGAAGTTGACGCTGCATGGAAAGAAGTACAGCCAGACTTTTAAGAATGACAAAGGCCTTTGGAAAGATGATTTTCCGGCCATGGCTTTAAAGACTGTTACCAAATTAAACCTTTCTAAAAACGCGCCACTGTCTATCGAAATGCAAAAGGCAATTGTGTTCGACCAGGCTGTTGTAGGTGACGCTGATACACAGGACGTTCACTACACCGATAATCACGACCTTCTCTTAGAAGAAGAGATAACACGCGAAGAATTGGAAGCTTTGTACCAGGAGAAGCTCGAATTACTTAACAAGGAAGAGATGGACAGCGCAAAACGAATCCTTGAAAACAAGGAAGAGACCTCCTATAAGAAGCTGTATAAATTCTTAAACGATAAAGCAGCATGAATCGAGGATTGCGTTACGGAAATTTCACGTCAAGTGAGATCGGGAGCCTAATGAAGAGCGGTAAAGAGAAAGGGAGTTTTGGCACTCCCGCTCTTACTTACATCAACGAAAAGAATATGGAACGTCGTTTAGGCCGTTCGTTGAAGGATGAGACTGACGCGAAAGCTTGCGACTGGGGACATGTAAGTGAAGAGTATGTACTATCAATGCTTGGCCTTGAGTATTCAGTAATTCATAGGGAAACAATAGTTCACCCAGATTACGACTATTGGGCAGGCACCCCAGATTCGATTTGTTACGGCGAAGAAAATACCGTTGTCGATATCAAGTCGCCATTCACTTTAAAGTCGTTCTGCACATTAGTTGACGCATGGGAGCGTGGAGGGATTGAGGCGGTGCGTAACGAGCACAAAGATGGTGACAAATTTTACTACCAGTTAGTTTCTAACGCTTGCTTAACTGGCTGCAACTGGGGTGAACTCGTTGTCTTCTGTCCGTATGAGCGAGAACTTGATGAGATAAGAAGGATAGGACAAATCAACGGTGTTAGCTGGATGGACTACGCCGATCTACCATTCCTGATTGAGGGGAATCATTATAAGAACATCAACAAATTTCGTTTCCCTATTCCGGAAGCTGACAAAATCGCTCTTCACAAACGTGTAGTCGAAGCCGGGAAACTTCTTGTATCACCAAAACTAGTAACTGTATAATGGAAGCCGTCGAACAAAAAATAGAAAGTAGTTTACAAATACTCGATCAACGAGAAGCGAAACTCATTGAGCTTGCGGATAAATATAAAGGGCTGACAATCGCAGGGGTAGAAGATAAAGAAGGTTACAAAAAAGTACGCGAAGCCCGAATTGAGCTAAAGAACGAACGT